TTTGATCGTTCTTTACCACTTCACGATAAAGATACTATTTTAATATCGGTAGGTGATGGGCGAACTCCGAGAACTGCGGCCACATTTGCATATCGATCTAGGTTCGAATGTCATAGTGTTGATCCTTTATTAAAGGACATACCTAAATGGAAATCTATTGACCGGTTACATTTTCATCCAATACGTATTGAAGAATTTAATTTGGATCTAAAAGGTAAAAAAGTTGTGCTCGTAGCGGTTCACTCACACGCCAATTTAAATTTTGCGTGGAATACTATTGTTAGCAATGGTGGTGATATTAAAGCTGTTATAGCTTTACCGTGTTGTGTACCACAAGATTTAGATATGACTCCAAAGTTTGTCTATAGTGATTGGGGCATTTGGAGCCCAGAACGGGAATTTAAGATTTGGGATTTTACACATTAAAAGTGGACCAAATAAATAGTTGCGTTTTTGATTTGTATAGTGTATAATAATGATAGTGAGAAAAATTTATGTTTAACCAACATCGACAATATAGAGGTTTAGGCAATGATATTTCAGATGCCACATCTCTTGGTGAGGCAATTAAACGTTCCGGATTAACTTGGAAAGTTCAAGAGATTGCTCCTGAAATTCCAATTAAACGTGAATCGGGTAGTTCAAATCATATAGCTAAAGAATGGAAAGCTTTGGTGCGCCACGATAAGTCTGCACCGGATGGTATTAGGGTTTTAGACATTGTAACTAAGGGTTATCAAGTTATCCAGAATGATGAAATTATGGATATCTTTCGGGAAGTAGCTCATATCGGTAATATGAAGCTACAAACCGCTGGTACTATTCACGGTGGTGAAAGAATTTTTGCTATCGCGAAACTCGATGGAGAATTTCATTTTCCCGGTGTTTCAGATCGTAAGCGTATCGATCATGGTGGTCCTGGTAAGGTAGAAATGGACGACAGTACGCATTTGAAAATTTTGATGGGTTCGGGGCATTGTTCTGGTATCCCTCTAACATTTGATGTTATTGCAGAACGCCAAATTTGTACGAATGGTGCAGTTATTACTGCCGAAGCTGGTCGATTGAGGTTTGTTCATAAGAGAGAATTAACCGAAGGAGATCGAGCTAAGGTTGTAGAATTTATTGAACGGGCTAAATATGCCTTTGAGAAATACAAACAAAAAGCGGAAATTCTTCGCGGTTCGAATTTTAGTGATGAGGTCAACCGAGCATTTGTGGTTGAACTTCTTCAACCGAATCTTTTGACAGATGTTCTTGAACATTCGGAAGCGGTATTTGAACATGGTCGTCGCTTTAAGAAAGGTAATGACCAAGAGAATACTTTACAAAAAGGTAAATTGATGTTGGACTTTATTCTCAATGAGGAAAAGTACAAGATTAAAATGGAAGATTTGAGTCTACCTTCTCGCCAAGTTTTGCATAGTATCACAAATCAACCCGGTGCTGATATGGCCGAAGGTACAGCATGGAACACATATAACGCAGTTACGTATTATGTTGACCATCAACGGGGACGAACTTCGGATAATGGGTTAGAAAATGCGATGTATGGTAATGGTGTTAAAATGAAAGCGGGAGCTTTAGAACTCGCTGTGGAATATACTCAACGTTTGGCAGTAATGTAAATTGAAGCGCGTGAATTAAATATCGGAATTTACCAGAAAATAATGCTGGGAAAAGAAACATTCCTGATTGGGACTTGGGAATCCCACCGACGCGCTAAAGTTAAGCATGACATTAGGTAGGAGTGGATTCCTTAATAGCTAAATGGTGAGTGATTACCACCAAGGCTAAAGAAGCTGGTTCGATTCCAGATAATGTCATGCTTATATATGGGGATGAAGAGAAGATCGGTATTCAGCCCGACATCGGTCCTAATAGGGGCAGAAGGAGGTTCAAATCCTCCCATCCTCCACCAAGAAAGGATATAATGACTATAGGAATAATTGGATCAAGGCGCAGAACTACCATTGAAGATTATGATAAAATATTGGCAGCATTTTTAAAAGTGTATAAAGAAGGTGACACTATAGTATCTGGACATTGTCCAGAAGGCGGAGATCTTTTTGCTGAACACATTGCTTATGGTTTAAATGTACCAATTTTATTATTTCCAGCCGAATGGAAAAAATATGGTAAAGCAGCGGGATTTAAACGTAACGGGCTTATAGCTGAAGCTGCTGATACGTTAATTGCCTGCGTTGCTTCGGATAGAACTGGTGGTACCGAAGATACTATCAAGAAATATAAAAAATTAGGAAAAACTGATCTTATTTCGGTTTAAAATAATTTGAGACCCGCTTGCTACCCTGTAAGTTGTGTGTTATCATATACATATGAAGTCAAATATTACTCGTAACAAGAAAAGAGAATTTTAGAACATGCCTATTAAAAGCGTAAGTGATTATATTATCGACAACCCGAATGCCGAGTGTTCTATGTGTGGTCATCCAGCATCGTATCATGAGTATACTTCAGATACTCCAAACTGTTTGGTAGAGAATTGTGATTGCCCCTGTTTTGTTGAGTAGATATTAAATCGATCTTCCTAGTCGATGAATTGAGAGGGCCCTCAAGATTTTTTGAGGACCCTCTCTTTTCATTTGCATAATGATATGTTGTGTGTTATAATAGTAGTATGAAAGATATATTAATAATTCCCGATGTCCACGAACAAGTTGATAAACTTGCCAAAATTTTAGATGATTTTAAAAAATATCCTAAAATCTTTCTAGGAGATTATTTCGATAAATTTGGTCCTAGAAATACTAAAGAAATAGCTATTTTATTAAAAACGTCCATTCTTCATGATCCTAAAAATACGGTGTTATTTGGAAACCACGATCTACAATACGCATTTCCAGAAAATACTGCGTTGAAGTGTAGTGGTTTTAATTTTAGCTCTGAATCTCAAATATTAAGTACTCTCAAAAAAGAAGATTGGGATAAAATGAAGTTCATTCATTGGATTAACGATACGTGGGTATGTACTCATGCTGGTATTCATCCTTATTTTTTGAACGCTGTAACCGGTATTGAATACTTAAAAGACCCAGAAAAAAATAATGAATGGAGAAATGATCTCCATGCTGGAATATGTCCAGCAATTCTTAGAACCGGTCATGCTCGTGGTGGATTTCAAAGGTATGGAGGAATTACGTGGTTAGATTGGAACCGCGAATTTGAACCAATCAGAGGTACAAATCAAATAGTAGGTCATACGATTTCGGATTCCGTAAAGACTAATATATTAAATAATGAATTTGATGAAGTTGAATCTTTTAATATCAATTTGGATACACGATTGAAAAATGTTATACTATTCCATAAGAGTGAAATACCTACCGATGATGGAACTTATGAAGTTTTGGAGGTTTGACAATGCAAATTAAAACAGTTATAGTTGTTGAGTGTTGCGATAAACGGAAAGAATTTGATAATAAATTTGATGTTATGGATTGGGCATACAAACACATAAAACAAAGCCATAAAGAATTATTTTTAGAAATAGAAAATAAAGCTCGACTAATGGCCCGTGAGATGAATGGCAAAGGATATTTCGATTCACCTAAACAAATACTAACCGAAAGTGGATGGCATAATGCTCAAGATTCGTTTAAATATGCTTGGTGTTTAGATGCTCTTAAAATATATTTAAAAGAAAATAAACCAGTAAAAGACCGAACAAGATCCAATAAGATTATTAGAGAATTTTAAATATGAATATGAATAGGAATAATGCCAAATGAGAAAAATGAGGTATCGTGTAATTTTTGAAATCAACACCGATGTGGACAATTTTGGGTATTATCAAACCAAAAACTCCGAAGGTTATTATCGCGGTGAGAGTGAATCCGACCATCTTTCAGATTTGAGGAAGATAATAGATTTGTATGGTAAACTTGCTACTCTTCGAAATGTGCAGTTCTTTAGTAAAATATTACATCCTTGGGTGAAGTTGGAGCAATGAAATTAATCATCCCAGATGTCCATGAATAATTGCCGGATTGATACGATTCGATCACAAGAAAAATCACCGAAAGGATTTAAAAAGATGACTATTCAACGTAAGTTTGGTTGGATTCCAGATATTCCCGACCAACGAGATTTCCCAATAACAAGGTTGTTCGGTGTTGTGGCACCACCTAAACCTAATGTAGACTTAAGATCTGTGTGTCCTCCAGTATATAACCAAGGCAATCTTGGATCATGTACAGCACAAGCAATTGCTGGAGTAATACAATTCGATCAAACGAAACAAAAATTGGCAGAACAATTTACTCCATCCCAACTATTCATATATTATAATGAAAGAGTATTAGAAGGTACGGTTAATGTTGATGCTGGGGCATATCTGCGAGATGGAATTAAAACTGTTAACCAATCTGGTGTTTGTCCAAATGGCGATTGGCCTTATGTGATTTCGAGATTTAAAAAAGCTCCACCACAAAAAGCATACGATCACGCTAAAGCTCATCCCGCAGTATCATATTTCAGGATTGAAGCTGAAGAAGATATGAAACTCTGTTTGAGTGAGGGTTTTCCATTTGTATTTGGATTCGCCGTTTATGATAGTTTCATGAAAGTTGGTAATAATGGAATCGTAAAGATGCCCAACACAAAAGAAAAACTACTAGGTGGACATGCGGTTATGGTTGTAGGTTACAATAATACCGAATATACTATTTTAGGTTGTCCTTCTAATTATTTCATTGTTCGTAATTCGTGGGGGTCTGGTTGGGGTAGAAGTGGGTATTGTTTTATGCCAGCCACATATTTAAGTAATTCTAATTTATCATCCGATTTTTGGACAATTAAATTAGTGGAATAAAATGATATTCCGAAAATTTAAATTAATATCCAGTCAAGAGTGGATTTTGCGAGAATTGGGTTTGCTAATTCTCGCAAAGTATTGTAGTGAGTTTTGGAAATATTATAGAATTGATAGAGGAAGTCGCTCTACAATCTTCGATTAAGGACACTGCATGGTTATTAATGGCGTTTACTTCTTGAGTGATGGCACTCTTAATAGGTTTTTAAATTGTAGATTCCGAATGATACTGGTGAGTATGTTGAAGAATACTTGGATTGTACGGAAGTTCTGATTAAAAAAGGTAAACGAACGGTGAAGTGCACTTATTGTAAACCGTTATCAAATTCGCGAACCGCATATGTTATTCCTTATAACGAGGCTTCTTCCCCTTCTTAAACATATACCAAGCAAGTGAAAATGCCTTTTTAGCCGACATACCCGTATTTTTCATGGCTTCAACCGTTTTACTCCATCCTGGGGGAGATTCTTCCTGGAAAGATTCTATTTCGGGTCGATTAGTAAATTCACTTAGGTGTTTCATCTTTTTTCTTTTCTACAACCGCCGACGCGGAATTTCGTAAGTTGGAAAACGTCTTTATCGCATCTCGAATCCAAGTCCATGTCCATTGCGGAAACGCCTTAAAAGAATATGGTAGGTATACTGGCATTGTTGCAGCTATAGCCGTTAAGATCAACCCACATAACAGTTGATTATCTTTAATAAATTGGATTAGATGTTCCATATAATTATTTATCTGGTTTCCCTATTGCTCTAACCGCAGCTTTCCAATGCTTACAATTATTAGGATCTTCTTCAATCATTTTAGTTGCCAATTTCCTTTGAAATTCGCAATCGTAAATATTTCCTTCCAGTTTATATCGTTTACTTACACTATCGAATGTCCTTTTTTGAAATTGTAGACATCCATATGAATATTTACCATTCTTATCCAATTTTTTTATTATAGGAGTATTTTGAGATTCAAATTTAGCCAACCGATCCACCCAAGATTGGGTACCAGTAAAACCAATAACCACAATAAGAAAAAACGAAACAAGGAATTTTTTCATTTTTAATATCCTCCTAGATACGGTTGTATATAGGGAGGATATTAAAGTCCTAAATTAGATCTGATGTGTGCCAAAGCTTGGTGATAAGCCGATGGTTTCCCGGGTGTGCTTATAAATTGACGATATGCAAACCGATCATTCAATACCACTTCGTGTGCGTCGGAATGATGTCTTTGTATATCCTTATAGATGTGGTGTTCCATTTCAGGTCGCTCATAATCATATCCAACAACCTTCTTACCTTCTTCGTAAGCGGTGTAGTGCCGCGCAAATCCCTTCTTTAAAGATTCCGAACTATCTTTATGTCCTACCATCTTAGATAGATCATTATGTGTATCCGCATCGGGATGGGAAATGTGTTGCCCATTTGGCCTTATAAGACTGAATGGACCATTCCGAAATACTTTGGCTTCATTTAACATAAAATTATATTAGTATTTATAAGGATGTCAATATAGTTCCATCCCGACAACATATTGACAAGAAAAATTCCAAAAAATTTTTTGGATGCGCCTTAACGTCCGGTTCCTTCAGTCCGGTTCCTTCAGTCCGGTTCCTTCAAGTCCATAGAGACCCAAGGCCCCACAAAAATTTTTTGGATGCGCCTTAACGTCCGGTTCCTTCAAGTCCGGTTCCTTCAAGTCCGGTTCCTTCAAGTCCATAGAGACCCAAGGCCCCACAAAAATTTTTTGGATGCGCCTTAACGTCCATAGAGACCCACTACACTTCGCTCTGAACTCTATAGTATCTTGTAAACACTGTGTTTTCAACGAGTTACAGAATAGTCAAGATTCAATCAGTACGAGAACATATGTTTGAATAAAAGAGTTTAATATCTGAATATCTGTCTGTAAGTCGTTGATTCTAAACGATTTAATCTTTTAAAACTTAATATATTTCGCTTGACAAAAACTTTCAGTCATGTTACTATGTAATTGACGATAGCGTTATCGTCAAATGCGAACGAAAGCTATACGTTCGCTCAAACGATCTCTGACAATTCGCTAACACTTTCACTTGACAGTGGGCGTGTGTATAGTCAGCTTTTAACGTGTAAGAAGTAGTGTGTTTTTACATAGTCCAAATTGCTGTTTTCATGCACGTTCGCTCGCGTGCATGAGTATCAACAGAAGCGGAGTCCGAAAGACTCGGTGACTAGGATATATCATGTCGAATAAAGTGAAGTTTGAAGATTTGGAAGACACGATTGGACCGCGTGTCCTGACCCTCCCCGAGGGGGTCCACCTGTTGAAGCCGGCCGAATTCGGCGAACAGGCGACGTACAAAGTCGAGACGGCACAGAAGTACTCGGAGAAGGAGATCGCTCGCATGTCGGCGGTCCTGCAGTTTATCGGCACGGAGTTCATTACGGCGAAGCAGTGGATCGCGATCTCCGTCCTCCTGACCGGCGCCGGCGTCCTTCGCCCCATCAAACGGGTGCAAGAGAATCGCACGACCGCTAGAGGGCTATTCCGAATTCCTCTCCACGTCCTCCCCAAGGACATCGTGAAAGCGGTAATGTCCGCGAAGAAGGAGATGATTGCCAAGGCGAAAGCCGAAGCGAAGTCCGCTCCCAAGCCGGACATCAAGCCGGAGAAGTCCGCTCCGGCTACCAAGCCCAAGCCGGTGAAGAAGCCAGTGAAGTCCGCTCCTATCAATGAGAGTGTTAGCGAAGTCTCCGACGCCGCCGACAACGACGGCGTCCCCGTCCCCAATTCGAAAGAGGATTTCGAAGTCCTCACCGCCGCCGAGTAACATCTGATCCCGGACCCTCTCTGAGGGGGTCCGGGAGCTTTTTAATGATTCGGAAATCCGAGTCCTTAAAAAGCTCCCGGACTTCAGAAAGTCCTTGTCCGTGCATTGAAGATGGACGAGTCTGGAAAGCTCACGGAGAGTAATACTCTAGTAGTATTATAGACTACCCCTCTGGAGTATTATGGACTACCCCTCCGTACAACCGAACCTATTCGAAAGCGGACATTTGAAGTCCGTTGCCGTGAGCGGGACTAGCAATCCTGAGATGTACTCGGCTAAGAATAATCCTATTTCTTCTCCTTTGGAGTTTGACGGAGAGGCTTCCTCATTGTTCTAAGATCAAGGAAACCTTAACCGATCCTTCGAGGACTCAAGTCCTCTCCGTCCGATTCCTAAAGGACTCTGAACAACTGGGATGCCAGCGCGCCTGGAGTAACCATGGGCTAAACCATTTCATATGTTCATTGGGCTCCACCACAGTCTCCAGCGCCTCATTCTCTAACCTACTCAGAGTCCTTTAGGAATCGAAGACTCCTGAGGTTCTCAGAGGACTCGAACTACCACATACCCGGATATCACAACCGCGTAGCCGGACGCTACCGAGTCCTCTGAGAACCTTAGGATGAATAATTATTCATGGATTGAGCGGATAATGAATAAAACACGGCAGGAAACGGAAACCGTCCCCTGCCCGAATTTTATTTGCGGTCCTCTAAGTCCTTGGAGACATTGAAGATCCCTCGGAATGAATAAACCTATCACCTCGGTGAATGGAATGAGAACCAGATATACGTTACATAGGTTCCGGAATCACCCGGCACCTGATGCTCCGCTGCACTTCCATGTACTCCTACCGGCCATTTCACGCCGGTGGATGGCTCTTGGAACTCGGCGCCCCCTATAACCCCTCACTTCCGCGGAGCGTTCCTCTGAACGCTCCTCCTCTCCAAATATCTTCTTTTTATCTAATCCGATAAACATTGAAATAGTCCTTACGGTTGTTGGATTGATAGAATCCTTCCTTTCTACAAAGGATTGTATCAACTCAACAATGGAAGGAGTAGTAACATGATTGGACCTGGTTTTATGTTGTCCGACTATGATCCCGAATTCGCGGCGGTTGTTCGTGAAGTCATGGGTCAAACCGAGGAGCACCGTTGCACCCAATGTAACGGGGTACTGACGAAAGCAGAATGGGACGAAATCGTTGCGATGATGTACGGTGAGGAGAATCCACCTCTGCTTCAGTTGTGTGACCGGTGTTTTGAAGAACCGGCGTAAAAGTCGGTGGGAACCTCCACAGGTTCTCAGAGGGATCGGAAATGCTGGAGAAAGTTCACGCGGTCGCGGTCGCGTGACGCTATCGGACTCTCCTAATGCTTCGATCCCTCTGAAATCCTGTGGATGTTGAATCCGTCGGAGAAAGGAGAATCATGGAAAACCGTCTCTACTACAGAAATGAGAAGAGAATAAGACCGGAATATTTCTACCGCTATTACGATGTTTTCGGGCCGCGGCTGCCGGTGAGGCTAATCCAGTGGTATATGGATTTCCTCTCTTTCGATTACGACCGGCGATATGGGGAGGTAAGAATGGACCGCGTGTTGCATAGGTGGTCGCCGCGCCCGCCCGGCGCCCGTATACACTGCTTCACTATAGAACTCGGCGCTGCTTTATGATTTGGCTCATATGGGCCTCCTTGGCGTGAGGCTTTGGAGGTCCATCCCCATGTTGTCGGTTCGAGCCCCGCATTGAATTCCTAAATTTGAGTCTGGAGAATTACTGTGGGCCGCGGTGAAATAGCGCGGTAGCGGGAAAACTGGACGAATTTAGGAATTCAATGAGTGGTTTGAATTGCAAAAGGAGATCCGTGGAAAAATGGAGAAGTGAAGTATTGCGAGGTGGAGTTCGGGAGCGGATGGAAGAAATCCATTCAGATTTGTCGGCCGTTGTTGTGATTCTGAATCCGACAGGTTTGGAATATACTTCCGAGAAGCTGTTATGTCTCCGGGCTTTGATACGAGAGATTGCCGAAGACATTTCGGCAATCAAGAAAGCCTTGGAAGATCCGGAAACGTGGGTAACGGATGTTTCCGTGGATTCGTATTCGGCGGCCGATGATTGGACGCCGTGCTCGGTGGCTTGGGTTGCTGAGATCGGCAACAGCAAGCTGGAAGTCGTTTACAGAGAGGTCCAACCTTAGAGTTTGAGATGAGGCGGGTTAGGAGGCCCGCCTCATGTTTCCAGTGTTTCTTTAAGGACTCTGAGATGTTTTGGAGTCCTTTAAGAAGTATTGGAAAGGAGAATAGCATGACCCTGAATATGGAAGAATTAGAAATTTTATTGGCATTGGGCAGGCAATGTCAAAAAATCCAAATCACCGGGAGTGCGGCGTGGGGGCATTCGGAACCAAATGATTTGGATTTATTCATCGCGGCCGAACCCGCCCTCCATGGGTGTCTTATTCGCCTGGGGTTCACATTGAACCAGCACGGTGGCTCGGAACTATCGTATTCCGATCCATCAATCTCGGCAATTTTCACACACGACCTGTATAAGATTCATGTACAGGTGGTGTCTGAAGGCTGGTTCGACCTCAAGAGGCAGGTTCAGGAGGAGTTGATCCTCCTTTTTCCCGGCTCGGAATGGGAATGCCTGAGCAAGCGAACACGAAGTAAGATTTGGTCGCACTTCCTATCGGCCGCCGCGGCGAACGCCGCGGGCCACGGGCCACTCTGGTTTTAGTGAGAAACCTCGACATGAGGCGGGTTAGGAGGCCCGCCTCATGTTTCCTTTGCTGAAATCGGGATTTAACAATTGAGTCCTGAATTGAACAAAGGAGACCCAAATGTATTTGCAGATATCTACTCGCAACGGCATACGTTGGTGGTGTGTGACGTGGGACCGATTTCCCACCACCTGGTGGATAGGCCGCGTTTCGCGCCTTCCAACAATGTCCGACGCTCTTCGGATCGTCAACAACTGGAATATCCTGGTAATAGAGGGAAGACCTTATTACCGGATCAAGGATCGTAATGGAGATTTCTGGAAGGCGTACGATACGGTGTAGGAGGCGAAATGCGCGACCCAATGGTTCCAGTATACACTGCTTCACTATGGAACTTGGGCATTTGTTTAGGAGAAAACAATGACCTGTTTAATCTGTGGAGATAGTTTAAGCCCGGTTCTCCTATCTTTGGTCTACCGGAATATGCATGTATCCTGTGCGATTCGGTTCAATACCGAACTCATTCAGGCCGAGAACGGCGAAGGACTGAAAATCACCTGCACGGGATGCGGATTTGTTCTCAGTTCTGACGAACATGACCGAGTGTCCGTAAACGTTTTAGCCGACGGCCTGCACATCAAGCGCCGGTGCGATTCTTGTTGGTATTTGTAATTGGCTCATATGGGCCTCCTTAGCATGAGGCTTTGGAGGTCCATCCCTTCAATGTTGATTTAAGGATTTATGCGGCCATCAAACGGCAAGCCCATTAAGTCCTTAAATGAACCATGAAAGGAGGGATGCTGAAGATGATGAAGATTTGGGAGTCCATTCGTATGGACGCCGGATACGAATTATCCTGCGGTCCAAACTCGCGGATCAAAATTATCCGCGTGTACACGGAATGCATTTGGGGGCGCATCGGCTACGGAATTCTCCGTATCGTATGTCGATGGAAAGGACATCGATGGGTGGATACCGGTCATGCCGGACCTGATTCGGGATCTATGGGAGCGAACTGCACACGCTGTGGAGATGGGTGGCATATCACCCTTTATTGAATCTTTTGAAAGGAATAAGGAGAATAGCATGACAGTGGAGGAGATTTACGACATCAACGAAGTTAAACTCGGTAACGGAGTTATACTCGGTAACGGAGTTATACTCGGTAACAGAGTTACACTCGGTAACCGGGTTACACTCGGTCACTGGGTTACACTCGGTCACTGGGTTACACTCGGTAACGAAGTTAAACTCGGTAACGGAGTTAAACTCGGTAACCGGGTTACACTCGGTAACGGAGTTACACTCGGTGACGGAGTTAAACTCGGTAACGAAGTTACACTCGGTCACCGGGTTACACTCGGTGACGGAGTTAAACTCGGTGACTGGGTTATACTCGGTGACGGAGTTAAACTCGGTGACGGAGTTACACTCGGTAACGAAGTTAAACTCGGTAACGGAGTTATACTCGGTCACCGGGTTACACTCGGTAACCGGGTTAAACTCGGTGACGGAGTTAAACTCGGTGACGGAGTTACACTCGGTAACGAAGTTAAACTCGGTAACGGAGTTAAACTCGGTGACGGAGTTACACTCAAAACCTCACCAATTCAAATTCAATGCCATCCGTACTTGGTTTATTCCGGTAGACCGAGATACATCAGCGTCGGATGCATAGAACATCCGGTTGAATATTGGTTACAAGGAGAACCGGAAGAATTAAAGAATCATCCGGAATGTTTGCCTTGGTCCGAATATGACCAAGCCATTAAGTTTTTGGTAAGTCGCATGTAAACCTTAGAGTTTGACGTGAGGCGGGTTAGGAGGCCCGCCTCATGTTCTTCCAGTGTTTCTTAAAGGACTCTGAGATGTTTTGGAGTCCTTTAAGAAGTATTGGAAAGGAGAATACGTGCAGTATTCCGAAAGACCAAGGCCGGGACAACCGGTACCACTCAACGGTATGAGGTATAAGATTACTTTCCGAGAAGAAGGTAAAGGACCAAAAGTTACTCGGTCATTCCTCACACTCACATCTGCGGGCCTGTACATCAAGGACCGCTGGCAAGGTTGGGAATATGCTGATGGACCGGCGTCTTTCCATACCGATTATGGGAATTATGACCTCCGCGGGTTCGAACTCGGAGAAGTTGTTGAACCATGCGGTGATGGCTCAGAAAGCAAGTGGCTATTCTGACTCAGGAAGAAGTAAGAGCGGTCTTAATGACCTTCCAGTTCATTTGCACCATCATCGTATGGGGATCAACCGGAAAACTTCGGTATGCCATACTTTTTTGCCTATGTTGGGAAGCGGTGATTCTCGTTTCTCAACTCCGATAACAGAAAGGTTGGTATGTGGATTTTCCATCCCGGGATATCAATCCGGGATTTGCAAGGATTCAATCGGACCGCATTGTTTCGGTCCGGTCGCCGAGGGCACCCGAAATGTGGTCTCTGGAACCCGGCGTTGATTTGTGATGTTCGGCTCGTGAAAGGAAACTATGCAATATACAGAACGCCCAACACCCGGGCAACCAATCCCGATTGTGGATAATACCACCATTCGTAAGGGTTCAGGCCTAACGCCTTTACTTCACTGGTTAAAGCAACTATCGGGCACAGAAGCCAAAGAACTTTTTACGGAATTGGATCGTACACCAGATGTAGTCTGGGTTTTGTTAGACGCATTGGTGGATTCGCATCCGGAACTGGCAGGCGACACCGAATTTTAACAAGTGAGGCGGGTTGGAAGGCCCGCCTCATATCGTTTTCTTGTGAGGATGTTGACAAGTGGCTTAAGTCGCCGGCCCTTCAAGCCGGTTATCGTGGGTTCGAATCCCACCATCCTTACCAATTTCTTAAAATAAGTAGGAGGGTTCGATGACAATGAAAGAACGGTTAATTATGGTGGAAAGCCACGTTGTGGCAACTTCCAACAGCCCGGATACCAGTCATCAAAAGCTTACCATGGACATGGTAGATAGAGAGTTGGCGCTATTGATGGCTGAGACCATCCGGCGAGACAAAGACGAATTTCTCGCAGAAACGAGGAAAACCTCGTACTAGTTCGTTAGTGTGGTAGGGGCGCGGAAGAATTTGATTCTTCCGGCTCTTAAAATCCTCAAGCAATTGAGGATTGTAAGAGCCTACGGCTCAAAGGAGAATGGGTATGAAAATGAATTTGTTGAAGGATCGGTTGTATCAGATGGGTGTGTCCACATCTGAGATCCGGACACTCAGCAATTACGCCGAGCAACAGATGAATCTCACCGACAACCGGAGTTTCTTGATCCGGGTCGGAGAGGGGTTCGTGTTCGGCAGATGCACCGAAACCGGCGGACTCCGTCTCGGATTCGAAACGGATCAGGCGACACACGAATTGCCGCCGGCGTACGGCATCGGAGACCGGTGGCCGGGTGCATCTATCACCGACTCCGACGAACAGGAAATCACCGTTACGGTTCCGGAACTGGCCTTTGTGCCGGTGGAAGTGCTGGTGAAGAAAACGCGCAAGCCGCGGGCGAAAAAGGCGTCGGTGTAGAGTCGCCTCCATGAAAGGAGATGGAGTTATTAACTCCATCTCCTTTCTGTGAACCTAGGAAATTACCAAGATTCTTGATGATTTCCTAGTCTCACAGAAAGGAGAACATGGCACGATTTGGAGGAGATTATGTTATATCGTTCAACGAAGAACGGACGATATTGGAACCGAAGAAGTTGGAGTACCAACTATCCAGAGATGTAATTCTCGATATATCGGCCTTACTGGTTCACGAAATTTCTGGATAGTAACCCTCAAACCAGGAAGAGTCGGATTTTGGACATCACTGGGTTGGATAGTGGTAGTTGTTGAGGGTTCGAAGGAAGATTGCTTCAAATTTGTTGAAGCTAAAGGCGTGCAGGCGCTTTTAGATATGTTCCAGTGATCGTTACAGGTGGTGTAAAAATCTAGGTGAGTATGGGAAAATCCTAGTACCTATTAAAACCAAACCCTCATTTTAGGGCCCTTAGCTCAGTTGGTGAGAGCGGCAAACTCATAATTTGATGGTCATAGGTTCGAATCCTATAGGGCCCACCAATCCAACAGGCTCGTAGCTCAATGGTAGAGCACCGCCCTTTTAAGGCGGGTGTTGTGGATTCGAGTTCCACCGAGCCTACCAAATCGGGCGAGTGGCGTAATTGGCAGCCGCACCGGACTTAAAATCCGTTGGGAGTAATCCCGTGAGAGTTCAAGTCTCTCCTCGCCCACCAACTCGAAAGGAAATCCAATGTACACGTTTGAAGTGGTGACAGATGATCTGGAAAATGCTGAATTTCTGGCATTGATGGTGAAAGGTGTGGCTAAAACTAACCACATCGAACTGATTGACCCGATATGTATATCGGGTCCTGAATCGCCGAGCGAGATTGATGAGTATAACTCGGCATCTTTTGAGGAAGAATTGGAAGCCGGTATTCACCGATAATTAAATGAGGCCTTAGGGCCTCATTGATCCCACAGAGTGGGATGAATGAGCCCTTAAAGCTCAAGGAGAATGATATGGAAGGTAAGAGACTGATGGAATTTCTTCGCATCCGTCCATATAAGGGTGAATTGGCATGGTATTTCGAGTATCAATCCATGCCATGTCGCCTTGGTGGAATCCGGTGTGCGAGGGGGTCGAATTTGGTTGGCAGGCTAAGTAAGATGCCGACTCCGGAAGATGCGCTGGAATACGTAGTCAGCAAATGGCCGGAATATGTGGTATTCGGCCGAACTGTCAGAAGTTTGGTGATGGGAAGAATCATGCCGATCGGATATTCAGAAGATCAGCTAGCGGAGACCATCATCATCGACGACGATTTTCCGCGGAATCTCCTAGATATTGCTGAGATCAATTTCGTCGCCGGCGCTAGCTAATGTGAAGGTGAATTAAAACTCACCAGAGGTCCTCAGGGCCTCATTCATCCCATAACAATATGGGATGAATGAGTTCCTGAGAACTCAAAATGGTACAAATTCAACATAGGAGAAATACCGTGGCGAAATCAAGGATGAAATGTCCGTTGTGTAAGATGAGTAATATGATGGATGAGATGCGAAAGCATCCGAACGTGACCCAGGGCCGTGAGATCGAAACGGCAATCGCCCTGTTCTACTGTGAAGCGGGAGGCCGTGACCACCTCTGCGAATTGCACGCCGTGGATCCTAAGGGGTGCACCACAATCATCGACCACTGGCTCAGCCGAATCGATTGGCTGATGAAGAATGCGGCGAAGTGTTCGAACAGGTCATACACCGAAGGACGTAAGTTGGTCCTAGCGGCCGGCGCCAAGTAGGAAACATCCCTTAAAAGTCGGAGAGGCGCAAGTCTCTCCGGCTTTTTAATTGTCTTTATTAAGGATAATTAAAAAGCCGTCTGGCTTTAGGAGGATATATGCGAAATATTATGTAATTGGTGCGAACACTTCACACCGAAGTGTGATTAAGCATTTTTGGTTCCGTGTGAACTAATTGGATCTTAAACTAAATAACAAAAAGGAAACCACATGTTACAAAGCTCTAAAACTTCTATCGGCTTCGGCGTAGTAATTGCGATGATCCTATCTTTCGATAGAAACCATAGCATTCTTTGGATGATATGGCATGGATTGTGCGGTTGGATTTACGCGATCTATCGCGGTCTCGGTTACTAAAAGAGGGGAGCTTCAGAGGAAACTCTGAAGCTCCTAAATGCCTTCCTAGAGGGAGGCATTTAGGAGCTTCCAGGCTCACAAAGGAGACTTATGATAATCGGGAAAACTGAATTGGAAACCTTGTTGTCCTTAAGGGGAAAGTTTCCGGACATGTTTATCACGGGGAGCGTGGCTTGGGGAAGTGATGATCCCAACGATTTGGATGTGGTCGTTAAAAATCAAGGTAACGATTTCACGTGGTTAGGAGCTAATGGATACGAAACGGTAGTTAACGAGAACTACATGGATTCGGATCCATCGATCATAGCGGTTTTTAAAGCGTACTTCGCGCCAATTCATATCCAACTCGTATCAGAAGATTGGTTTGAAGTCAAACGGCGTGTTCAAGAAACCCTTTTGGTTATGTTTCCGTGGTACATATGGAAACTGATGAGTAAATTATCAAAAAGGTTGCTATGGAGAATCTTTTTGGAAATAGATTATAGGCGTTTCCACGGAAGTTGAAGGTTATGAGGCCTTAGGGCCTCATTGATCCTATATCAATATAGGATGAATGAGCCCTTAAAGCTCATAGGAGGATCTATGAAGTATGTTACAAAACACCAGGAAATATATGAGGTGTTTACTGAGATTGAAGCGGAGTCTCCGGAAAACGCTTTAAACCTCCTATATTAAGGTGAAGGTGAGGTAATACAAACCTACTACTTTTGTGTAAATCCGCAATTTACCGCAGTAATTGACAAAGAAACCTGTGGTAGATACTTTCCCAAAAGATTTCTTTCCTCGTAAGATATATTATAAGAAGGATGCAATAGTCCTTCAAGAGGAAATTGCCTCAAAAGGCGGAGAATCCACAATAGAAAGAGGGTAAAATAATGGAAGCCGTTCAACACCTTATCGATGCTTTGGAATCCATTCGAGATGGTGAGAATTTAACATCCACGGAAATGATAGAGATAGCCTCTGATGCCTTGGACGCCTTCGACCGAGAATCGAATTGCGGAGAACCATTTGATGATACGGAGTATGAATGAGGAGATTTAACGAAATTAACTAGGAAAGATGCCGATGAATATATTTAAAACAATTTGGTATTGGATTATAGGTAGATGTGTTGATTGTGGAGCCAAAAAAAGCCGGTTATCTACAATTTGTTTTTTGTGTGGATTCAATCGATGGGATAATTTGTAAACAGAGGAGCCCAGAGAAGGGCTCCTCGGATGCTTAACCACTTAAGCATCCAAGGAGCCTTTGCTCACAAGGAGATGTATGTTCCCAACCGCAGAAGATAAATTAAAAATCGCAAGTAATCCGGATATATGGGTGATTTGTACCGGTGTTCCGGGTTCCGATTTAGTTAAAATCCGATTCAATAAGAATGAACTATTGAATCGGATGGATATAACCGAGATGATTCAGAGTCTTAAATATATCCGAGCCGTTTTTGAAATCGGTCTAAAGCCAGCTAAGGATATATTAGAATTTCTGAGGGAAGAAGATATTAGATTTAAATTCCAAAAATCCATATGGAGGGTTATCCATGATTCGAAGCGAGAAGGTTTCTTAGTAAAGGATATGATCCAAAAATTGGAAGACATCGTCGCCTCAATAAAGCACCAATACAAATGCTTCCCTAATAATAATATGGATGGAGACAACAGTGAGGTACCATTTTAACCATGGGTTGTGAATCTGAAGAATATGAGGGATTCCGAGTTTTGGCTTTTGATGAGGAAGGTATTACGAACTTTCCTCCTATGTATCCTGAAGAATTTTTTGATCTGATGGACCAGTTCTTTGGAGATATACATGAGGAACAACGTAGAGAAGGTATTCCTGATGATACGTGTCCATTGTGTGATGCGACTTCGGAATGTGAGTGTGAATATTGGAGTGAATGTCGGGCGGTAAAATAAAAGGAGAATCATGGGGAAATTAGATAATGAACGTCGCGATGTAGTGGTCGCCTTGACCGAATTTGAGGCACATTTTATTAACATGTTGGTGGAAAAGCTTTACTTGTCCACAATATTGGATTGTGCCGAATTTAGGGGTACGATGTTTTCGGAGAACCGTGGTACATCAATACGAGTGGCCATGGAGGAGGGTTTAGCCAATATAAGGTCTGTAAAATTACTTAAATTGGAATTGGATAAGTTGATCTTAGATCGAAATAAGGCTATACAAGCCATCGAAATGGAATTAGCCGATGCTACAAAGGAATATGATGATAATATCCGAGCATTGAAATACAGAATAAAAATTATCTAATGTGAATAACGGTATGAGGCCTTAGGGCCTCATTGATCCCATGTTAATGGGATGAATGAGCCCTTAAAGCTCGAAAGGAAACCAAATGAGATTTCGAAAACTTTACAATCCTGAAACCCTAAAATATCGGGTTGAATTTTGGATTAGTTGGAGATGTATTCCTTTAACCGGTTTTTGGTTCCTACCTCAATCTATAAAGGAGTATGACCGTGCTCAAGACCGAATATCAAGAGAAAGTTAAAGGTCGCGTAACGAATGCTATTTCCATCATTATGGATGAACTCAATGGTGGTAATCGAGAATTTATAGGTAACGCGATTCTTGAAAGAGTCCAACGAGAACATAGGACAATCCAACAATCATTTTGGGCTGCTATGTTGGTTGCTCAAATAGGGTATTCTCATTGCGAATTCGATTTACGGAATAAAGCGGCTGTGGAATTGGCCCGTGAGATAGCCTTGATGACTTTCGTAAAAGACAGGCAGACCTTGCCGTACTATTAAGGAGAACCATGAGAAAGAAAAAGATTATTGATTGGTTAACATTAACTGGTCTAACACAGGAAGAACTACGCGAATTGGGTCATGCAGCCCAACATGCTTGGGATTATATCGGTTATGAGTGCATCCAGGCGAATGATGGTAAAGATTTACCTAAGAGTCATGTGGTAGAGATTGTTATGGATGCCAACTACATCGAAACCAATAACCCAAAACTTTCACCAAAAGTCAAAGCCTTTGTCGATAACTATGAAAATAGTCCAATTCTCGAAAGGTATTTGAAAAAGGAAGTGTTTCTACATTCTCGATACGGTATGTGAATAATTGAGGCCTTAGGGCCTCATTGATCCCATGTTAATGGGATGAATGAGCCCTTAAAGCTCGAAAGGAAACCAATGAGACTACGTGATGTGGTGAAGGCTTTTATCTCCTCATTAATAATGGATGGTGAAAGCTTTAAGGAAATAGCAATCGGATTCCATAATGCTATGGCACACGGTACGGTGTTCATAGAAAAGGATATTAATTTTGAGGAATCCGATTTAATTGATTTACTCACCTCTTTAGAAGATTTGGTTGCTATTGGTGAGAACATTTCGGACATGAATTAACTTGATGCTAGAGTATCAAAGCGCATTCGGATCAAGCTTAAATCGCGTCTAAACGCAATTGCCAGTCAAGGCAAATGATGTATTAAACGCTAAAATCTAGCAAAAAGAAAGGAACTATAATGACTCGAAAGATTTATAAGGTAACAATGTTAGAGGGGATGAGGCTTAGACTTCTTCAAGCCCTTCATGAAATACGTGGTATATCCGTTTTAGGAGGAGGATATACAGATGGTTCAACTGGTTGGCAAATATTGGTAGAATCGGATAATGATGCCCAATCTTTGGAAAATAGTATCCGAAAGAAATTGTGTTGGGGTGGATGGTTGGTTGTAGAAGAATTAACCGAATAGGATAACTCGTGCCTTATCACACTAAAGAAGAGATTTTCCGTAAACACATGGAAGAAAGTGATGAAAATGGTTTCCATGTTGATGGTTGTTTTTATTGTGGAGGTAACCATCCATCAGATGTTTGTATGGATCCGGAACGAAATCACTTTTGGGAGATAAATTATGCCAAAATTTGAGTCAAAAACTCACAGATGCGACCAGTTAATGAATGGAGAATTTTATATTTATCGACTAGCGGAAATGATGTTAAGTAAAACAACATATACCGCCGAGGGTACAACCACTGAAGTAATTCCTATTAGTGATATTCCGTCACTGAGACCAATGCAGTATGTACCATTTTTTGTTGGTAATTACGCTGGTGATGGTCGATACAACATTGATATGGATTGCGGAGCACAAAGATGGAACGGTACCAAAACAGGTAAGGCTGTTGGTCTCGCTTTAAGGGTGTGTAAATTCGACGCCCAACAAATTGGTGATATATTGCACGCGGCAAGAAAAGGAAAAGCACAAACGGGTGTGGCTAGGCGCTATTAAAGGAGAAACATGGCAGCGGAACTGAAAGATATCATTCCCTTCTTAACTAGTCCCGATTGGACAGAAGGTGAAAAGACTATCATCGAATGGCGATTCGATATGATTGATCCTGGTAGTTTTAAGGGTCGGTTGATGTCAACCATTTCACATGCGGATTTATGGAATCTTAATAAATTGAAGAAAGGATTTCCTGAATTGGTTGATGCATATATGCATTTTACCCATGGTGATTTGGGTACCAGATTGAGAGAAGCAGGTTTAAGCATATGAAACTCAACAAATCGGATTGGAAATTAGTTGGACATATCGGAGTTGATTCTGGTCTTTGTTGGATTGGAGACCCATGTTATATCCTACACAAGGAGAATGGTTTACCCAACTCCTTAGGTAAAACGTGGGATGAATTTTGTGATAAAGTATTGGGTGATTCTCCCACATTAAAAAGTTTTGGTTATGAAGAAAATGGCAAAGACGGTTTGGGTTGCGCTGTAGCTACAGGTTATGGTGATGGATATTATTCTGTGTATGCTTTGGTAAAAAATACCGGTTCTTGGGGCGAAAGAGTTCTCGCGGTAGTTGTGGATTTCACGGGTGATTTGTTTAAAAGAGGAAGATGATCCGTTTGATGAGGAAGACGATTTTTCTCCACAATAAGAATATGAGGCCTTAGGGCCTCATTGATCCTATAGCAATATGGGATGAATGAGCCCTTAAAGCTCACAAAGGATAATTGTAATGTCTTTTCCATATTTTACGTGCCATAAATGCGGTAATCACCATATTGAAGAGGTTAAAATTGGTGTTACAACTGTAACTCAAATTTATTTGTCACCTCTAGATATTAAATATGGTGAAATCTATGTTTATGATGGTATTAGAACTCGTTTTCGGTGTTCTAATTGTGGGTTTACCATACGTAGCACCAAAACAGGCAAACTCATACTCACCGATGATGAATTGATCAAATTCCTATTAGGGAGGGAAAATGAGTAGAAATTGGACATTTTTTGATAATTGTAATTTGTACCAAACAGAAGAACAAATTGAGGAAGCAACACCGAGGCTAAATGCTTTAGCATTGGAATGGTCTAATATCTATCTCGCCAGAGAAGAAGAAAACCTACGTCGTCAATTGGCTTTTGAAGATGGTGATGATCGATATGATGGAACTGAATGTTCGGAATGTGATGGAGACGGATACATTTACAACACTGACAATATTGAGGATAAAGATGATGATACCTCAACACAAAAATGTGAGGTGTGTAATGGTACCGGACGCGACCTACGCATCATTAAAGAAAGAGAAAATGAAAGGGAAAATCGAAACCTTCGGTTAGAAATCATCGAAGAAATGTTGGCACGCCTTGGTGCCCGAATGATGCGAGCTTACGAGCATCATAATGAGGACGAAAGGTATGTAGAATACATGGAGAATCAAGATTATGGATATTAATTTAGATCGGAAAATACGAGCCCTTTTAGCTCTTGCCGGAGATACGACTACGACGGAAGCAGAAGCGGCTTTAGCTGCGGCAAAAGCCGCGGAGTTAGTCAAAAAGTACAACATCGACCTTTCAAAATTAACTAAAATAGGTACCACTTCACCATTTGTTGTGGTGCATGCCGATCTATGCGAACCATTTGCCGGTAGCGAACCGGCACACTTTTTATATTTACGTGGTACTATTGCCGAATTGTTTGATGTATTTGTGTACAGTAGCAAATATACCGAATGTTCGGTTTGTGGAATTAAAGGTACCAATGTTACTAAAAAGGTATATCGAGGCATTGGTTTAGCGGATGATGTAGAGGCGGCGCGCCGGACATTGACCTATTTAAAAAATGTAATCGAAACGCTCCTGAAAAAGCGTAAAGCCGAAAGATCTATTAGTGGAGCTAGCCAAGCCAATTCATATCGAAAAGGTGCGGGTAGTGCCATCTTTGCTGGTGCGAAGAAATTGAAGCAAGAAATGTTGGGCAACATGGAAGGTTGTCAAGCTTTAGTTCTTATGGTTAAACCTATGGTTGATAAAGAAGTTAAGAAAATGGATTTTGGAAAAGGAAAATATGTTCGTATGAAGTATAGTAGTGGCGTTGCTTTTTCTAAAGGTTATACTGATGGTAGTTTGGTTGATTTATCTGCAAATAAAAAGATAAAGGCGGCAGGAGGAAATTAATGTTTACTACTTTCGGACTGAGAAATTACTTAAGAAACAAAAAAAGAGAACTTTCGGAGGTTAGACAACTTCTTTTAATTGGAGATAAAAGGTCCTTACAAGATGCTAAAAACATTATCAACCTTGTAATGAATAAACTCCAAAAAGAAATAGATATTCTCCAACAAGAAATAGACGACGGCGATATTTAGGAATATGTAGGATTTTGATGGGTTAAGAGTGTAAACGGGGTAAGATACGTTTTTGAATTAAATCATCAAATCCGATATTTTATCTCGTTTGTTTTCAATAGCTTACAAACGTGGTTTTTCAGGAAAATTAACGTTAGTGACAAGAAAGAGAGATATGCCACAACCTACAAATGATGAGATTATGGCTGTAATTCGGATCATGCAAATCGTGGTAGAAACTATCCGAGAAATGGGTAAAATGGGTGCACCCAGTGGAGTTGTATACGCCGCTCTCCAGACTATGGGATGCAATTTAGCATCTTACAACCGAATGATTTCCGAATTGAAAAATCTCGGTATCATTCAGGAGAAAAACAATCTTCTATTTTATGTGGAGGAAGTAAACCGGGTGAAAGAAGGGATGGTTCAATAATGAATTCATTAGTCCATTTTAGTCTTTTTGAAATGCCCTGTTGCGGTACTCTACTCTGCTGGGTGAACTCCAGGCTACCCAATTTTTGCCCCGAATGCGGAAAGCGGGTCTATGTGCAACTGAAGACTGGAAAACACACCCTAGACAAACGGGATAAGTGGTTAAGGGAAATAAATCCTAAAGATGAGGAGATCTAATGAAAAAAGGGTGTAATGGATACATTGTAACTTACGGAAAGAAACGGATAGAAATTTATGCGGATACTTCTTATCAAGCACACTTAAGGGCTTGTGAAGAGTGGAATGTACATCCTAAGAAAGAGCATCTAGTAACCGTTTATTTATGTGAACGCGCGGATGGTTCCGAAGTCGAACAGGTAATAACATCATAGTTTGTGTTTTAGGAATCGGGCCTCTCTGAGGCTCAATTCTTAAGGTACAAATTCTCTGGTTACTTCAAAAGTAAATGGATCATCAGGCATAACATCCGGTGGATATGGTTCTACGGAAACTTCATCGTGAGGTACATCCGTATCCGGCCAATCGGAAGCTAAGAAACGAGTAGTAGAATCCAAAACTATCTTCTGAGCTTTTACCGGACCATATAATGTTGCGTCGGCGGTAAAGACCAACGTCCATGTTATATCTCGACGTTCGTTGAAGTCGCCGGTATAATTGTCCTGAGGTACTATCGGGTATCTTAAAACTATGGGGATATCATACGATAAATCGATTTCGTCGTTTATGGAAACACTGATTGTAAAATCGGGAACAAACCACGGAACAATCTGTTCTATGATTTGTAAAGAATCGCTCAAGGTCTTAGTAATTACATACAATTGGAATTGAAGTTGAATCGGAACCGGCTTAAAACTTCTTAATAACCGGGTGTTATCGTAAGTTGGACCCGTAGGGCCGGTTACACCAGCACCAGTTGGACCAGTATAAGCTATTGGAGGCATTATTTGAACGTCTTTCACTACCGAAACACCTTTTCTTCTAAGGTCGTAGTTGAGAGCAACCAATTCAAAAGCAATTCTGGGTATTACCGATTGTATGGGAGTTTGAGTTGACTTTCCATCATTTTGGGATATGTTACCAGCATTTGGATCTTGAGCTAGGCGAATATACCATTTTTCTTTCGGACCATACGATACAGGAACCTTTATCGTTTGAACGACATTACCGTTAGCAGCATCATGCCGCTCTATTTGAATATTATTAAAGAGCGTACCAAATGCGGTAACCACTCGGCGAATTGTAGAATGATAAAATGGGGTATTAACCAGCATAATAGTATTTAGTTGTCATTTGAAAGGAGATGTAGTATAATAGATTATGATACTATGCGCTATATGTCAAAAGGAAATTGAAAGTTCTATTGCGCCCAAACATTATGGTGGAGAATCATTCCACTTCGAATGTTTGGAGGAAGAGATCCGAGAGGCTAGAGCAAATGCCATAGAAACTGAGTATATAATCTCACACCAAAAATGTTGTTTGTGTGGACACGAAAAGCGATATCATCATCCTGTTTTTGGTTGTGAGATTGAACGCGGCGATGGATATATAGGCGGCGTATTACAAGCATTAGGACCTTGCGCCTGTGGAGCTAAACGTGAAAGGATGTAAGTGTGTCGTCCAACCGCAGAAAAAATGCTCAAAAAGCATATAAAAGAACCAACGACCGAATAATGTTAATGGATTTAAAGACTCTTAGTTATGCGGCCAAAGTAATAGATACCAATTTAATTTCTTTAGGTGAGGTAGATATTGCCAAACACATACATGATCTTTTTGTCACCATGATGAAAGATACCGCATTGAGATTAATTGCCGATTTAGAAAGGGCACATGTTAACACCATCATCTGAAAAACGGATAAAACGATTTGTTGACGGTTTTATCCGTAGTGGATATGTTGCGGTGTGGTCCTCCGAAAAAGATGTGGATTTTATTAACGAACCGGATAGGGCGCGCCGGGTTGCGGAAGCGGCTATGGATGGAGCCGATGGCAGGACACATTCCGAGGTAATAGAGGATTGGAGAGAAGCTTTCGAAAGTTGGATTTATGAAAGACGAAAATATACCTCCGAACCAGAAAGATTCATCACGGCAGTGGAAGACCATTTTGATTCAATTGAAGCGTGGCACGATAGCCACGGTTCATTATTTAAAGAAATAGGATAATATGAAAGACCATTTTCTTGAATATTACTTTAAGGATACCATAGAAAAATTTGGTAATTTCGATAAAGTGGAAGTAACGAAGTTCGAAGGTAATAAAAAACCCTCTCAAATTTATACCATCAAAGTAAGAAAAAAAGATGGCAAACCAATGAGTTGCAATTGCCCCGGAGCATATAGATCGAAAGGTAATTGTAAACACTTAGGTATGGTAGCCGATTGGATTAAAGCCGGTCGACCCGTACCAGAATGGATGGATTATATAGAGGTTATGTATCTCATTGTATTTGGTGTGGTAAACAAGTCTATGTAACAATTCAGCCTTTACCTAATGAAATTGATATTGATGGTGAGGCTGTAGCTTTAAGTTGTTATGAAGGGAGATAAAAGTTATGCCACGAAAAAGCCGTTGTAATTGCGGTAGTTGTAAATTCTGCAAAGGTAAGCTAAAGACGTTTAACTATAGGGAGAGGTTGAAAAAACGAAAAGAAGAGGAAAAACCTTTGATAGAATCAACCAAGTTTTTGAACGCTTGGTATGGTCCACCCATATCTTTAGGATCTTCTTTAAGCCCATATAGCAGGTAAAATATGAGAATACCAAAAATAACCAATGGTGAGTTTGTAAAGCATTGTTTTGGTAGACCTGAAGTTGAAAGTAATGGAAAACCAACAAAAATTCGATCTTGTGGTATGAAATACGGCTTCGTTTCAGAAGAACGCGCCAAATATGCTAGAAGCCGAATGAAAAGTGGACGCGACTTACATTCGTACCGTTGCATTTGGTGCAATCTTTGGCATCTAGGACACGATAAAAACTTACTGTTTCGTTGAGTAATTGAAGATTGCCTATACAGGCATTTGCGGGCAAACGATGCTAGAATGCATCGGAAAGAGTGAGACTATGAGAAGTTATCAGAAACGAAAACCTAAGAAATACAAAATCGCTATAAAATCTTTAGGTATAGTAATTGAACGGGTTATTAAATGTATCCCTTTGGGTAATTTCTGCCCGTTTTATTGCACGTATAATCGAAAGGTGTATCTCGTACAATCAGAGGAAGGAGATATTTCCGATCCATTTCGCGCGGAAAAATCTTATTTAGATTCCTTATACATCGAATTAGAAAAACCCTGTAGTTGGACTCAATTATGAAAATAGCATCCGATATCTTTGAATGGATTAAACATTTAGATCCAAAAAGTTTATTAGTTGGGATGCTTTTCGGTCAATTCATATTGGGTAATGTCGTATCTAAGTTTTTAAGGAGAACTTAATGGCTAAAAATAAAGGACTAGTAATCCAAGACGAAAACTGGTTAAATGTGCATGAGGTTTACCATAAATTTTGTAAGCGGTTTCAAGACTCCGATGGTAAATTTAAAAAACATGGTTATCCGCTTATGGCGGCCATTGAAAGATGGGCGCTTGATTATCCTAAACAAGTATTTATTGTGACGTGCGATGATATGGTACACTCTACTTCGGAATTAATCATTATCGAACATTCCAGCAAAACATCTTATATGGGGGCAACCGTAATATTCGTACCACAATGTACGGGAGAATATCCGATACAATTCTTTTTATATCCGCATTCGAGGAAAAATTTGATTAAAGTATTAAAAGGATTAGGCAAAAGGAAAATATAAATCATGGAAAAAATAAACAGAAAACCAGTTAAGTTAAGGCTTGTTGGGTTAGATGGTAACGCATATTCTCTCATGGGAGCATGGAGAACACAAGCTCGAAAAGAAGGTTGGTCGCAGGAAGAAATTACGGCTGTTTTAAATGAGGCAAAATCTGGAGATTATAACCATCTTTTGTGTACATTATCCGAACACTGCAAAGGATATGGTGCTTAAATGAGAGACTTAATCAAAATATGGCGCCAAAATGGATTCACTCTACGACTTTGGGATACTAACAGCCAAGATTATCGTGGTCAAACTCGATTAGACTATGAGTTAAAAGATGGACGGCGTATAATTTTCTCCGGAGGAGACTTTTGTGGGTCTCCCCCATACGCGGATGATTCGAGGCCAACCATCGCCTGCCTACTTAGCTTTTTAATATTACAGCCTGGTGATACAGACAAAGAATATTTCGAAGATTATACTCCTCTTCAACTCGATTGGTGTCAATCGGCACGAAGAGATGAATTGGTAAGTATACAAATTGAGATGGAAGAACAATCTTAGAATAGAATACGCGGAGTATTTAATAGGGTGTGTGCAGATACAGTTTCTATCTGCACACACACCCGAAGAAGTTGAAATAATATACGAACATGCCAAAGAAGGTAGGTTTGATAAGGATTTGGATGATTATAAGTTGTTGAAACTAAAGAAAGGGAATTGACATAGTGTGTTAATTGTGATACAATTATATTATGTTAAGTAATCTATTAACTGATTTAACCCAAAACATTTTTCGTGCCTTATTTTTCGTTACAATTAAATTACCGATTATAATGCTTATTTATTCGTTTATGATGTGGGGATTATGTTACGGATTTCTATTGTTGATAGATGGAATGGATCATACTTCAACCTGGGGAAATAAATAAAAACTTATGCTCAAAAATAGAAAAATCGTAGATATTCGGTTTCAATTAGGTAGCTCATTTGAAACCAAAACGGTTGAAATTGTTTGGTCAGATGGAGAACACGAATTTTATCCATTGGATAAAAAGTTTGTAAAACGTTTATCCTACACGGACATATCAACTAACGGTGTGTTCGCTGTAGAGGGATAAATAAAAGTCTACATTTTTGGCTGTGATTTCGGGGACATCAATTTTTCGGAATCTCTTTAATAGTTTTCGAATTCGGAATGGATTAGTTTTTCCTTCACCAAATTTATGAGCTAATATTTCACCTAAATGTGTAAATAGCCCAACAGCATCGGTTAAGGCACCACCAATATCAATATCCAATTCAATCTTATCCTGGTGTTCGCATACTTGCATAGCACAAATGGTTACTAATTCTCTCCAAGAATGAAGAACACCAGGATGTAACTTATCATTCGGAATTTCTTGTTTGAAATGTAATTCTTCACAACTAGGATTATCCAACAAATTTTCTACACGAAAAATAAAGGCGGGATCGTGGTCAATAAAAATCCTATCTTTACGCAATTCTATAACCTTTGGAATATATTTGAAACCAATATATTCTAAAACTGCCAAGATATTACATTTACATTGCACCTGGACTAATGTTTCTTTTGTACTAATCATGATATTCACCTTCAGAAAATGGATCTTCATCCGAAAAGTTTCCACTAATATTAGCTTCGGTTTGTAATAATTCGTTATCAGCTAATCCATCAGTTTCTGGAATACTACCATCGTGCGAATAATTGGTTTCCAATCTATCTAATTCATTTATACCTGTAGACATTCGTTCCGAACTATAAACAAATTTCTCTACAGATAATTTCCACATACCTACTTGCATCAATTGAAAGAATGGTGTTTCGTGGTCGACGAACTTAATTTCCCAGAAATCTTTAGTCATCGGAACATAAAGAAGATCGCCTTCCAATGGCCGAACATCTTGATAATGAGAATCTGGTTTTAAAACTTCGGAGAATCTTCGTTTAGATACCATGAAAACGGCAGAAGGAGAAACAGATAGACCCACAAACTTACTGATAAAGGTTTTATCTCCTGTAAATCCTTGAGGATTATCAAAATACATTTCAATATCAAAAGCCCGTTCAAACATGCTTAAAGGAGCTTCACCAAATAATGTATCCAGGTCGACGGCATTTCTTTGGATATACTTGACATCCATACCATACATCTTGATTGATTCTTCTAAAAGGTTCTCAATTAAGAATTGTTCGTTATGGTTCCCAAGTTGATTGAACGAAAAATATGGATTAACAGCCACTTATTTTTTCCTTGCTTTAACCATATAATCTATTGCTCTTTGTGCCAATGTCTGTTTTGCTGGTTCGGGTGATTCTGTATGTGGTGCTCTGCCCTCAAGATTTTGGGCACGGCCTGCATGAGGTGATGGTTTGCCTTTAGGTATTTTCTTTTCTTCGGGTTTTTTAGGTGGTTCTTCGGATCTAAATCTAATAGGTTTAGAAGACGAACTTCTTGCTCCAGCAATAACCGGATCGTGTCCAAGTCCTTGATTCCAACTTTTTCCTGGAGTTCCTGTTTCCGAACCAGTTCGCCGTTGAACATTTTCGGGGTTTAAAGCTCCTACACGTATGATACCTTTTTTATCCGTTTTTAATTGTTTATTCACATTTAATATAGTCTTAGATGGTTCTGGTTTTGAAAAAAGATGTTGTTTATCTGGATCAGTATGACCTACAACTTTTCCTTCTTTATTTTTTATAACAACATGATGTCCACTCAACTTTTCGGCGGCTGGACCAGGATCTCTGCCTTTACTTACCTTTACTATCCTATTCATCAAATTTTCTTGATTCGTTACTCTCGCGTGTTCGTGGCTTCCTCCAGCTATTTCCTTAGCATGTTGCCTAGCGTATCCTATATGTCCAATCGATTGTCCTATTTGTTCGCCGGTTTCATGGTGATGTAATGTATATGGTCCATCATCTTTCATCCAAGAGGTAATACCTTCTGGTTTTTCTGATATTTCTCTAGTCCACGAGTGTCCAGTTTTAAAATTATGTGTATTGTGCCCACCGAAAAGGTGTTGATATTCCGGATGTATGGCAGTGGCCATTCTATATCCAGTGTCTACGGTTTCTCCTTTTTCATTTTTAAAAGACCAAGTAGTATCTTCTCCGCCCATTCTTTGAATTGGATAACCAACTTTTTTCATTTGTTCTTTGGACATAGGGCCCGGACCAGTTGTATGTATTTTTTGTTGTGAAGATACAATTTTATGTGGGTCTACATCAACTTTATTACCAGCTTTAACATTAGCTTTATTTTCCGCTTCTATTTCTTCGGGGTTTTTTTTAATTTTTACATGTACCGTTTCTGTTGGTAATTTGGTTATATCTTTCGCAACTTGAGTTTTAATTAATTCTTTTTGGGCCGGTGTATGCCTACCTTGGCCTAACTTAGGACCACCTACCAAATCTTTTGAACCGAACTCCATAGCTCGTCTGTTTCCTGTGGTCAATTCGGGAGCATTTAAATATTGTTTTTCTGGTTTCTTTGTTACTGCTCCGGTATGTTTTACTGCCGATAGTTCGGTTTCGGGTGCTGGTGTACCTGGTGCGAATGGATGAACAGAATGGGTTCTTCCTTTAGATTGATCCGAAGTTACCGGAAGTTTATATACCTCTCCACCTTCTTTACGTGGATATACTGCTGGCTTTTCTGGAGCTACTATAGGTACTTTCCTTTGTGTAGATTTTAATGACGGTTCATCAGGTACTCTTTTTGCCGGCATATCATCCAATGTACTGTGTAATACTTTGCCACTAGAATCTTGTACATGGAAATGAGGTATGGACAAAGATTCTTTTCGGTTTTCCGGTAAACGGGCCGCCGATCTGAAGTCCTTTGTGGCTTTTACCGCCTCTTCCGGCGTATTATGTACACTAATTAAAGAATCTTGTTCTGATGGTTTTCCACCTTTATGTAAAAGGAATTTACCAGTACTAGTATCATGAACGACGTTTAAATTAGGTCCGTGGACACGCGCCACTTTAAATTGTCCTTTATTTACGACATTGTTTGCTATTTCTTTAGCACCAGCTTCGGTAGAATGAGAATCTATAAGACGACCAGAGTAGTCTCGAACTTTATAGGGTTGTTCCGGTTTGTGTTTTATACCAAGTAAATTTCTCAAATCCTGCAAACCTTCTATTAAATAAAGTTCGGTTAAAAATGTATTAAAATTTTTCATATTATTTCCTTAAAAGAATCTCGTCCTATAATAATATAAGGGTATTCGCAACCCACAAAATGGACATACCTCACAACAACTTATAACATGCATAGTTCTAGGACTATTTATATTACCCCAATGGCAATCACATTTACACTCATCAAAATCATGGTGGCCGCAACTATTAAATGGTATTTTTCGCCCATTAGCATCAATTAAATTCCTAAACATATTTATTTTGAGTGAGTAAATGACCTCTCAATTGGTTTTCGTCTGTTCCGGATTTTGTGTTTCCTCCAGCATCCGTATGGGAAAAACTATGTTGTTGACCGCCAAGACCCATACCACTAGACGTTTTTAAATTCAATGTTGCTCCCGATTTAGGATTTTTATATACATGCACTTGAGCATTTAACATACCTTGTGATCGTTGGTGTTCAAACCCGTGTTGTACTGCTAACGGAGACATAGGATGTGTATTTGGATCGGCAAACGCTTCACTTAAACCAGGTTTCTTTTTGGTTAATAGTGAAGCAGTCTTTAATTTCTTTACAGCGCCCACCTGTGCTTGCCGATGTTTAAATTCATCCGGTTTTATTACAGTAGGTGTAGCAACTACAGGCTTTTTAATAGCTAAAGTTTTAACCGGTTTTGGTTTATTAAGTACTCTAGTTGGTTTAACTAACAGAGCCTCACCTATAAATTCTTTAAATTTCTTCATTTGATTTTTTCCTCGTTCGTGATATATGGTGTACATTTAATTGCCCAAAAGGTGCCACCGAAACAGGCGGCAATTTTCTTTGTCTACCTATTTGCGTAATGGTAGTTTTTCCACCAAAACCTACGTGAATTGGTTCTTTTTTAATCTTTGGTTTATTATTTGTACTATTGGTATTTATTACCTTCTTCTTTAATTTTTTGGTCTTAGTAGTAAGCATCAATTTTACAGCAGACCCTATAGCTTTACCAATATGGTAGGGAACCATTACAAATGGATTATTGCTTACTATATTTCCTTTACTTTCTTTAATATTTATAGGTTTAATAGGCCCTTCCCAATGTTGTACACATTTTGGACACAACAAATCACCCTTATGTTTAGTTAAATTATTTTTGGGTAGTGATTTACCGCAATCTTTACAGAAGGAATAATCTTCTGATTCACTAATAGAATCTTTAGGTTCATTTAAATTAACGGTGGTTGCAGTCATCTCTTCCGGATCAACATGAACTTTTATTTTCTTTTTCATTTTGTCGGGAGTTTTATAACCCCGCTCCTGAAGAGTTTGGATGATGCTTGAAATATAGGATTGTTCTTTCATAGGTTCTGGGTATTCGGAATTGTCGGTAACTGTATAATTTTTATATTTACCTTTGGTGTGTTGATGAAAAAGATCAAACGCTTTGGTAGGTGTGCCTTGTTGGGATTTGATAAGACGACCGGACTTAATAGCTATTGTAGGGTGGGAATTTACTCGGAGTTCTTTAGAAGGATGATTGGTAGAAATTGTCCCACGGTGTATGTGGTGAGTAGAATAATTTAGGTCGATTTTACCTTCATGTTTTAGATCATCAATAAAATCTTGGTGGGTATGGTGATGTGGTTTATGTGGAGAAAAGAATACTTCTTTAGATTCTGGATGTTTTGCCCAGCGATAAATCATGGAGTGGCTCTTAATGGAGGATATTGCATTTTATAGGAACCATCGGGTTGGAGGGTTTTTTTACGACCTAAACGCGCGGCAGACATTTTGGGATATTTTTGTTTTTCTGGTTCAACCGAATGACATATTTCATATTTATAAGTCCCATTTGCCTGTAAAGTTTTCTTTTTGCCTAATTTAGCGGCCCGCATTTTGGCGCGAACTTCTGAAGAAGGTTTTATACCGGATCTATTAACAGACATCTTAATTTTTGCTTCTTCCGAATGCTTAAAACCCAAATTGATACCAGTTCTATTTTTGGATATTTTGGCTTTAGTTTCTTCTGAAGATTTTCTACCTCTATTTTTATTCCAATATTCAATAGAAAGTAAGCGAAGTCTGGCTTTAGTTTCTTCTGAAACTTTCCGGCCACGCCTTTCTTTACTCATTTTTAATTTGGTTTCAATAGAATGTAATCGGCCAGATTGGCCTTCACCACCAAGCGTCATATTATAGCCATTATTATACGTATCGAGTTTCTTTATCCATTCGATTTCTTTTTGGAATAATTCTTTTTCTGTAGAAGCGGTATCAATTTGTTCTATTAGGAATGAATCTTTTCCATATTTTTTTATCGCCCTACATATAATTTGATTCGAACCACCTTTTGCGGAATTACAATGACTTATAAATCTTTTTAATATGGGCTTTACGGTTTTACCCACATATTGCTTTCCGTTAATTTTATTGGTGATTTTGTATATGAACATATGATTTAATTATAACATATTTAAAACAATTTATCAAGTATTATAAGTCTTTTAGCCCACTTCCATATCGATGGGCATTTGGTACACTAGGAGACATTCTCGTTTTAATTCCTCGATTTCCGTTTTAGCATCCGCCAAAATTCTTTGTCCGTCAAGTGCCACATTTCCAGGCAATACTATACCATTAAATTTGGACAAATTATTACCCCATTGCAATTTAAATAGAGCTGCCGTAAAACTCTTGAGCCAACGGTCATTATATACGGTGGTATATGCTTCTGGATCCAATGCCCTAAAACATTCAAATACTAGAAAATCACCGGGATGTATATCCTGCGACCAATTAGCATCCAAATATATTTTATTTTGTTTCCTATTAAATGATAATCTTGGAATTACGTTAAATAGGTAATCTAATAAAGCTAAATGTGATCGAGCAATAAAATAGTGGATAACCGAAACATTATTAAAATTGTAGAAGTCCTGTAACCGGACTTGATATTGTACCGAGAAAAAATTTATGTTCGCATTTGAAAAAGGAAATACTTTATTAACCGCAATAATTAAAGGATCTCCAATTTCCACATACCTATTCGTCACATCTTCCGCCGTTACTTGGTGCTTTAGATAATATCGTTCAACCCCATCGAAATGGAATTCCATAAAATAATCTAAAGCATCATCCAACCTATCCTCCATTTGATCTTCAGAAACATCAATATGAATTACTGGATGACCAAGTTTCGTTAAAGCGTATCTTTTAAGTCCTTCTCTTGAGGTAACCGCCATTATAGACTCCTGTAATTATTTATCCGAAATATAAATCAGCACTAACAGTTAACGAACCCTCAGCTAATGTTGTTGTTACTCCATTATCATCCAAACGTAATTCCCAAAATAAAATAGCACCAATAGATGGTAAATTTTCCGTATCTTCCTGTTCAATAACAACCTCAATGATACCTTCATCTTCATGAATCCGTAAAATTTCATCATCTATTTTTTGTAAATAAATGAAATCGTCCGATAAATTTCGTTTCGCATTAAAGAGTAAAGATTTTCCAGTAAGATCTATAGCTATACCATCTTCATCGGTAACGTTACCAACGATAGAAAATGTATCACCGCGGCGCATTTTTAAATTTAAATAAGGTGTCATATATTGTCCAGATTTATAAACTTGTTCAACTATATTTATGAGTTTATTGGAAGCAACTTATGACCATAAATATACGAAAATCTTTTACGTAATAGCGGCAAGGAGAGTGCCTTTGGCATACGCCGCCGCAGAGCCGGAATTGTTATTGGTAATTGCGTACCAAGCATGAGTATCGTATGAGCTAATAGTTGTATCATCTCCTGCCCATGTCTCGCTTAAAATCATACAATTATGAACAATACCGCGTACCTTCGATTCATCGGCACCCGAAGTTAGTCCCCACGCTAACATTGCTTCTGAAGTATGAAGGCTATCGTCATGCCACCGATAACCGTAAGCAATTTGGGACGTATTTGTGGCGAGCCGTGCAATAAACTGCATATTCCCGGCGATGCCGCCGGCCCGACTCGTTTGGTCCGATAGACTTCCATTTACTAGACCAGATGCACGGAAATTACTGGCTCCCGCACTCGTTGATTGACACAGTACCGTCCTAGGAGAAGATTGTACGACCGTATCGGTGTCACTTACCGCATTGCCCCAAATGAATCCCAAATCCCCGTTAATCACTCCTTCTAGAAATGTTGGGATATATAATGTCCCGCCACATAAAAACTCCCGTGAGGCCGAAGTCCCTGCCGTTGTAATGAAGAAGTTATACCTGCAGGCGATCACACGAAAGGTTTTGAGTGCGGCAGGAAGTAAGTAGAAAATCTGTGACGTCCTATCCCCCGCGTCGTTCTTCATCGTCACTTGGGCGCAATTGCCTGAACCGGGATCAAGCAAACGCATTCGAATACTATTCGACGCACTTGTTGGAGTTACCGCCGACTTCATCAACACATCGGCAGAATCCTCTCCACTAATTACTTCCCATCCTGCATTTATTAATGCGTCTTGAAGTCCGGTAACTACTAACTGCCGATTGGTTCCGGTGAAGGTGCTATTATTGATCGTTCCACCTGAATATGGAATACTTGACATGTATTACTCCTTATAATATTTATACATTATTAACACCAATAGCAGTTTTCACCGAAGCCATAGGTATCAAATTTAATTTAGATATTTGTGCTAAAAGTGCCGAAGAAATTGATTTAATATTGGAAACTATTGTATAATCATTCGTAAGTGTAATATATCGCCGCGTTCCAAAACTCGTTATATCAACGCCATCAACGGCTCCAGCTAATATTTCTTGTGTAAATGTTGAAGTTGGGACTCCAGATGCATTTGCTATTACTTCTCGGTTAATAACACCACTTGGTTGCCTAGTAAATTGTGTTTTTAAGTATCTTCCTACACCGGATATATCAACGCCATCAACGGCTCCAGCTAATATTTCTTGTGTAAATGTTGAAGTTGGTGCCGTGGTTCCTGTTTTAACTGTAGTAGAATATAAGTAGGGCATATGTTATTTCCTATTCATTAGTTATACGTGTTCTACTTGTACTAATTGAGGATAAAAATATATCCGATTGGCGTGTGTTGCCCACCCAAGTATTTGGATAATTTGATTGGCTCCAGATGGCCCAGTTTGCCATATATTGTCCAGATTTATAAACTTGTTCAATTGGTATTTATGATAAACGAATCTATTAGATATTAAGATGATGTGGTACGATTTAATGGTAATCCACCGGTTGTGCCGGGTACCGCATCCGGCAAACTGTTGGCCGTCCCGGTGGGAGCCGCGACGTTGAAGAATTTCTTGAACGCTCCCGCGAGTAATCCTGTGGTCTCCGTCAGTGCCGTGCCGAGGATCGCGACCAAGTCCACGCCCTGCTTAATTATCCCTCCGGCGTACCCGGTTCCGTCGTACATCAACTCCAGATTGCCGGGAGCCGTAGTGTCGTCCGAGATTTCGTCGATGTTCACATCCGGCTTGTTGCCCGTGCTCAACGTGACCGCCGCCCCTAACCACTGGGCCGCGTTGACATCCAACAGATCCGTCCCCATCAACGAGTCGTAGACGTTGGTCGGAAGGACCATGAAGTCATCCCACACCGGTAGGAACGTCGCCGCCTCGGCCATCATGACGCGCAAGCGCCCGGCCGTGTTGGTGTCGGTGGTGTCGAGCGTAACGCGAAACATTCCGTATGCGTCGAGTTCGCTAGCGGTCACATTCTGATGCCGAATTGCTCCCGCCCCACCGTTCTTGCTGAGGAATATACCAGTAGTCGCATGGTCGATGGAGGTGATGATGCCCGCGCCGACTTCGAGCGATACACCGTCGGTCTTGTCGAGGAACGGGCCGAACGAAATCACCGCTGCCGTGTCTTTTTTTAGGAACTTCACTGTCTACCTCCCATGCGTCTGTAACTCGCCATCGCTACCGGGATCGAGAGGCCGCCCGCGAAGTAGCGGCGGTAGGATGGGGAGAGGATGTTGAGGTAGGGGTCGGTGTAGAGTTGCTGGATTTCTCCCCTCGACAAAACCCTATTATAGATTCTGAAGTCGTCTATAAAACACTTCTGATACAGATTATTATCAAGAACCCACGCTCCCAATGTTATACCGGTTCTGGAATCGCTGGGACCATCTGAGCTTCCCGTACTTTCTGCGATCAGTATTCCATTGAGATAAACTGCTTTATAGCTTCCTCCGTTTCCAGCGGACAGAAGTGCTACATGGGTCCACTTATTGTAGTAGGAATCAAATGCAGTTTGAACCCTGCCATTTACAGTGGTTCCGTAATCCCACATCAGCGTATCGTCATAGGTTATATGGGCCTGAAACCGAACGGCACCGGGAGCATTCGTGCCAAAGGCCGATCCGTGGTTACCTTCGCTGTAGCGCTTGGATAATATCCATAGAATGACAGTTACCGAAGATCCCCCAGGCCAGAAGAACGATGGAACATTCACATATTGGGTTGTCCCGTTGAAACTCAACGCACTCCCACGCGGAGATCCTATCCAAAGTGGTGCAGCCACACATGTTCCTTGACCATTCGCACTCACTATGTTTGTCACTCCAGACCCCGCACCATCGTTGAACAGCCAGTGATACTTTAAGGATCGGGAAAGCGGATGCGTCCAATCGACGGAGCACCCCGGCAACGGCTTACTGATCGCGCGATGGCGAGAATAACTCATGCAATACTATCTCCGGTGACCATCAGAGCCTTGACGTGGACGTTCGCGCCGGCCGCGCCTTCGTGTTGGAAGATCACGCGGAGACGGGAGATGGCGGTCAGGTCCAGCGAGCAGACGAACACTTCGGCGTAGTTCCAGATCCAGTGGGAGTTTGTTTTTTGATGCACCAAGCCGTCAACAAGCGTAACGCTGGCGTTGGTCGAGATTTCCTGGATTCGATGCCATTCGGATTGCGCGAGAGTATCGTCATCCTGGACATAACAGAGGCCAGCGGCAACGAATCCAGTAGTGTTGGCGATGGCGATAACAGTTTCACCAACCGGCTCCGTAGCAGTCAGCGGGTCGGTAACGAACGTGGAAACGCTCGCCGTGAATTGAGCGACAGTTGCCCAGTCTTCGTCGCCAGCAGCAGATCCCGACACCTGAACGTGGAACGAGCCAGGGTTTGTATTCGCGGCCTCTTCGACGCCAGCATGGAACATCAGGATCGTCGCCGCCAACTTCGTGCTGACATCTTGCGCCGAACCTTTCACCGTGTCAGGATGCGTCACCGCTTGCTGCGCGAGAACCGCCGTCCCTGCCGTCTTAGATATGCTCGCCATGTTATCCTCTCACCTTGCCGAAGTAAGCGTACTTGTCCGCCACGTTCGCAACCCAGTTGTTGAACTCCGATAATGCGTAGGCGTCGATCTTGGCGTTGTCCGTTCCACCCGAGTGAAGCGGAATCGTGAACGCGGCCTCAACCACATCCCCGGCGACGATCTGCGCTTTCTCGGCGGTGGAGATTTGACCAGGCAACATTCCTTCCGTCATCGAAGTGACGTTCAGACCCGCGCCGAGGAGCACGTTCTTCCAGGTCACGCCAGCGGTGTTACTCCCCGCCGGAACCGCTTGATGGGCGACACATCGAAACTGCCCGTTGCTTTGATCGAGAATATGTAGTGCGCTCATATAATCTCCTTACCCCGCGTGTAAGTCGGCCCAGTTACTTCGACTTTAGCCCCAGCTTTGCTCGTTACTATGATTATGGTATTCGCCATATTTTTATCATTTCTAACTATATTTAGCTAAATGACCAATTTAAGGTTAATTGAGCCCAAGTTGCCTCTCCTGGTACTGTTACTTTACAACCTACAATATCGTTTGCCGTCATGGAAGTTGTCCACGATGTGAGGGTAGAACTTTTAATAGCATTATTAGAACCACTTAATGCTGGAATTGCCGATGCGGTTATCGATGCGGTAGGGAGAATACTTCCAGAAGATATTTTAAGTATATCCATAGTAATAGCAGGATTAGTTCCTTTAGCTTCTATGGACCATCCAACAATTGTACTATTTACAGGTATCCGTTTATAACTTATTGAATTTATAGTAATAAAATCTCCACCACCATCAAAAGTAAATATAGTTTCACCTAATGTTCCTTGAGGACCCGTTGGTCCTGTAGCTCCTAAGTCTCCTTGTGGACCCGTCAATCCCATTGGTCCTGTAGGACCGGTTGTTCCCGTCAAACCAGTAGGACCCGTCAAAC